TAGGGGAACAGGGGAAAGTCTTTTCCGCACACACCGCAGGTGAAAAGGAATTCCGAAAGAAATTAAATGAAAAGTTGCTCGAAGAGGTTAATGAATTTATAGAAGAGCCTTGCTTGGAAGAGTTAGCAGACGTGTTTGAAGTACTCGCAGAAGTATTAGATACAATGGAATATTCAATTGAAGATCTAGATATTTGTATGACGGACAAGGTTGCGCGACGCGGCGCATTTAGGTCTAGGATTATTCTCGAGAGTGTAGAAGAATAATATGAAAACAATTATCGGATTAGGAAAGGGTGGGTGCCAGGTTGCTAAACAATTTGCAGACTACCCACAATATGACATGTATGAAATTAAGGTGGGACCAGCTAAGGAGCGTACACGTTCAGTGTTCACTGTGCCGAAGAAGAAATCCCCCGAAAGTTATGAAAAGAATTTTCCTTCTCTAAAAAGTTTTTTCAAGAAGGTGGAAGGAAACGTCTTGCTTGTGGTTGATGGTTCGGAACACATAGCAGCCTCTTCGCTAAGAATCTTAGAACATCTAAAAGAACATAGCACCACTGTGTTGTATATCAAACCAGAGCTGCAATTTTTATCAGATAATGAGCGTTTGAGCGAAAGGGTTGTGCGAGGAGTGTTGCAAGAATATGCTAGGTCGGCTATGTTCGAGAGAATTTATTTGATTGATGTTCCTCTGGTTGCCGCAACTATGGGCGAAGTCCCAATCAAGTTTTATTACGACCGGGTATACGGGGCAGTTGCTTCCACCCTACACATGATCACTGTTTTCAATCACAGCGAAGCATGCCTGGGCGGGCAGGGTAACACTCTTGATATTGCTCGCATTTCCACATTTGGATTTGTCAACCCGGATAGCGGACAAGAAAACTTATTTTTTGCACTTGACTTTCCACGCGAAAAGAGTTATTATTATGGTATCAATGAAGAAAAATTACGAACGGATGGTGCGCTAATGAAAAGAGTCAGTGAGCAAGTTTCTGCTGGGGCACACGATGGTTTAAAAACCTCGTATGCTGTTTATGAAACAAAGTATGAGGATGATTACATCTATCTCACGGCACACAGTTCGATGGTGCAGAGTTGATAATGACGGGAGACACTCCGCCCACCGCTGCAATTCGGGTTGTCATACTTACCCCGGCAGCCCAGTCAGAAGTGCGCCGCCTCTTAAAAGATGAAGATAAGGCGGGCATGGGGCTTCGTCTGGGAATCAAAGGCGGGGGCTGTTCGGGCTTGAGTTATATCCTAGATTTTACGGCACGTGCCGAAGGAGATACCGTAGTGCCTTACGACAGCTTTGAGGTCTACCTGGACCGCAAAAGTACAATTTATCTTGGTGGCACCATTTTGGACTATCAAGATGGTTTAGTCGGGCGTGGCTTCATTTTTAAAAACCCTATGGCTAGCAACACTTGCGGTTGCGGCGAGAGCTTTTCTCTCTAAAATGGTGAATTATTTTAAAAAAAGCTTGACACGGCTATCGCACTGTGCTAGGATCTATAATAGAAACTCGGGAAATTAGCCGAGTTTACTTTAACTCGAAAGGAGATAACAATGGGTATTGATTTAAAAAAAATGAGAGCAAAAAAACTAGCTCTCGAAAGCCGTGGTGATGGAAGGTCTAGTGCCTTCTGGCGACCGCAAGAGGGGGAACAGACGATTCGTGTGATTCCTACTTCTGATGGAGATCCTTTTAAGGATTTCTGGTTCCACTATAACGTGGGCAAAAACTCCGGGTTCCTCTGTCCTAAGAAGAACTATGGAGAAGAGTGTTCCGTATGCGAATTCGCTAGCAAGCTTTGGCGCGAAGGCGACGACGACAGTAAGAAGATGGCTAAGTCTCTCTTCTCACGTCAGCGTTTCTTCTCTCCCGTCTTTGTGCGTGGTGAAGAGCAAAACGGCGTGCGGGTTTGGGGCTATGGAAAGATGGCGTATGAAACGCTGTTGAACCTTGTTCTCAATCCCGAGTACGGCGACATCACCGATGTCGACGCTGGCACCGACCTCGTTATGAAGTACGGTAAGCCACCCGGTGGTCAATTCCCATTGACCAAGCTCACTCCCAAGCGCTCAACCTCTCCGGTATGTGCTGATAAGACATCCGAAGAGTGCGCAGAGTTGCTTGAGAGCATTCCCGAGTTTGAAGATCTCTTCGAGCGCAAGACTTCTGTTGAAGTCAAAGCAATGCTCGATGAACATCTTCTTGGGGATGATGGTGCGGAGGAGTCCTCGACTGAAACTGTGAAATATAGCTCTTCGCAGTCTGGAGGAGATTCTAGTTCCGTGTCGGAAGCGTTCGAAGAGCTTCTGGGCTAAAAATCTTCGCCCACGGGGAGGCACAGGGTTATCAGGTGCCTCAATTCACTTACACACAGGAGGTTATATTATGAGTGAAAATAAAAGCGGTTATGAACTGCGTACCGAATTGTTAGGAATGGCGATTGGTATTGTTTCTGATAAAATTGCTCGGCAGCATGAGAATGAGCATCTGAAGCCGGAAGACCAGCAATCACCCGTTGATCCTGGTACGACTGAAGATATCATTGCTGAAGCTGAAAAGCTTTATCAGTTTGTTTTGACCAAAAGTTAGATAGCTCTTCAGCTCCCACAGGGAGGCACAGGGTTATCAGGTGTCTCATACTTTAACATAAGGAAAAACTATGAATAACGATACAAACACTCCTCATACACTTAGCGATATGATTGTCCTTCTTACGGAAGTGCAGGCGGATTATAATAAGTTTTACGTCGATGGAAATTCTTCAGCAGGAACGCGCGTTCGAAAGGCAATGCAGCAGATTAAGACGTCTGCCGGTGATGTCCGAACCCACGTACAGGCGACGAAGAACAGTCAATAGACAGTTACCGCAGGGAGGCACGGGTTACAGGTGCCTCAACTTTTATCACTCACGAGGTTCATATGCCTAGACCAAAGAAGACAAAAGCAGGAAAATTGAGCATCGAACAGATGCGAAACCTTATCAATAAGAAAGCAGGCATCAACGTCGCGCATGATTTATCATCGGAAAACCCAACAGAAGTAAAGCAGTGGATTCCGACTGGTTCGCGCTGGCTTGATTCAATCGTATGTAGAGGGAAGCTTGCAGGTATACCCGTGGGCAAGGTGGTGGAGATTGCAGGCTTAGAATCTACGGGTAAATCTTATATGGCAGCACAGATTGCAGCCAACGCACAGAAGATGGACATTGATGTTATCTATTTCGATTCTGAATCTGCGATCGACCCATCCTTTTTAGAGAAAGCAGGCTGTGATATTGACCGCGTATTATATGTTCAGGCGCGCTCGGTAGAGTTTGTCCTTGAGACTATTGAAGATTTATTGGGCACAAACGAAAACCAGATGCTATTTATTTGGGATTCGCTAGCGCTAACTCCATCCGTTTCTGATGTAGAAGGTGACTTTAATCCGCTATCATCTATGGCTGTGAAGCCGCGAATACTTTCGAAAGGAATGTCAAAGTTGACTGTCCCTATTGCCAATAGCAAGTCGACGCTTTTAGTTTTGAACCAACTTAAAACAAACATTACAAGCAACATCGCGGAAGCCCTCACAACCCCCTACTTCACACCAGGCGGCAAGGCGATGCATTATGCCTACTCGTTGAGGGTTTGGTTGACTGGACGCAAGGCGAAGGCGTCATTTATATTAGATGACAACGGATTCCGCATTGGGTCCGAAGTGAAAGTGAAGGTACAGAAGTCTCGGTTTGGAACCCAAGGTCGCCAGTGTGCCTTTAAGATCTTGTGGGGAGCCGACGTTGGTGTTCAAGACGAAGAGAGTTGGTTTGATGCTGTCAAAGGTTCAAGATACCTGACGTCGGCTGGAGCCTGGTACTCTATGGAGATGGACGATGGAACGGTTGAAAAGTTTCAACCCGGCAGGTGGATGGAAAAGATGCAGGACAAGAAGTTTCGTGACCGTGTTTTGTCTATCATGGACGAAGAGGTGATTATGAAATTTCACAAACGCGAGGGGGATGCCTCGGAGTTTTATAAGGACATGGATGAGGAATCCGATGGAGAGACATAATATGAAACGTATACTATTTTCTTTCTTGATAGGACTTTGTTTCCTATCAATGACGGCTACAGAGACATATGCAAAAACTTGCAAGTCTGCGCCAGATTCTTTTTACTATGGTAGAAGCTCTGCGAACAAGGGAGGATACTTCGTTGTTTGGGAACGCGAGGTGCCTATGATTTATTTTCGCAATCAAGGGTCAATGATTTCCTTGGTGGCTGCTGAGTTTAATAAATCTCAAGACAGTTGGATATACCATGGTCGGGTACCCAACACTTTAATTGAAATTATTCACTGGCATTGGAAACAACACAAAGAAATTTATAAAAGATGCTTGGGCGATTACGCTTGGCAGCGCAAGAATTATTATTATGCAGCATATCGCTCACGCCTACTAAATAATCCAGCATACAATTGGATTCTTGTTAGTCCGCGAAAAAGAATCCCCGAAGATATAATGATTCTTAAGCCAAAACTGGAACTGAGAAAAAAAAAGAAGGCACCTCTTAAGAAGCCCAAGTATAAAAAGTGGGGTAACTCCCCACGTTAATTATGTTTCCGATGGAGACATTTTTTTATTGACATTTGATAAGCTTTTCGGTTATAATAGAAGTTATGGAGAATAGACTATGACCAAGCCGAGGATTCTGATTATTGACGCGCTGAATATGTATTTCAGGGCATACATTGTGGACCCATCCCTATCGACAAACGGACAACCCATCGGAGGGCTTAAGGGGTTCTTAAAGATCTTACAGAAGCTTGTGCGAGATACGAAGCCAGACCAAATTGTCATTGCCTGGGATGGCGCAGGTGGCTCACAGAAGAGAAAAAGCATTGACAAGGGGTACAAGGAGGGTAGAAAGCCCATCCGTTTGAATCGGGAGATTCGCAACCTGACCGAGAATGAAGAACTAGAAAATAAGATTTGGCAGCAGACGCGTCTGGCAGAATATTTAAACTGTATGCCCGTCTCTCAAACCATGCTGCCTGCCATCGAGGCAGATGATGTAATTGCTTACGTGGTTACTATGTCATCCCTCAAAGGTTGGCAAAAGATTATTGTCTCAAGCGACAAAGATTTTTTTCAGCTCTGTGACGATGAAACAATATTGTTCAGGCCGTCTCAAAAGGCTGTGTTGAATAAGCATCGGATAACGTTGGAGCACGGAATACATCCGTTAAACTTCGCCCTTGCGCGAGCCGTTGTGGGGGACAAGAGTGACAATCTTCGAGGTGTGGGAGGAGCAGGCTTGCCAACGATTGCCAAGAGGTTTCCGTTCCTATCAGAAGAGCGAAGTTGTAGTATCGAGGAAATAATTGAATGTTGCGAGGCAACAGAGAAAAAATTAAAAGTTCATAATAACATTCTTGAAAATAGAGATCTGGTTGAGAAGAATTATAAGCTAATGCAGCTATATGTTCCTAGCCTCTCTCCACAATCCAAGGAGGAAATCAGATATGCGATTGAGGAAGCCCCACAGGAATTTAATAAGACAGAAGTGCTTAAACTGATGACCCAAGATGGCTTCGGGGCATTTGATTGGTCCAGCCTGTATCAGACAATGAAACGTATCGCTGCCGACAGCAAAGAATAAAGAGAGACTAATGAGTAACGACACCGATTTTTCTAAGTTTGGAAAATCTTTTCAGGAATCTTTGGCACATTTAATTGTGGACCAGCGTGTATTCGCTGACCAAATCAAAGAGGTTTTATCCATAGGCTTTTTTGAGCTGAAATATTTACAAGTTTTCGTTCAGAAAATTTTCAGCTATAAAGAAAAATATGGTGTCCACCCTTCTCGCCAAGCGATGCTCACAATTTTAAGGGCAGAACTTGATGACGAGAATTTAGCGACACAAAAACAGACCCGAGACTTCTTTGCTAGAATTTATAAATCTGAAATTGAAGTCGGAGGCGAAGAATATATTAAAGATACTGCGCTTGATTTTTGCAGAAAACAAAAACTCAAAGAGGCTATGATTAAATCAGTGAGCCTGTTGGAGTCATCCTCGTTTGATGAAATTAGTTCAGTGATAAATGAAGCACTCAAACTTGGATCCAGCACAGATTTTGGATATGATTATAAGGCAGACTTTGAAGAGAGATTTGAATTAAAAGTACGCAATCCAATGAGCACAGGCTGGCAAGTCATTGATGACCTGTGCAAAGGTGGACTGGGAAAGGGCGAGCTAGGCGTCGTAATTGCCCCTACAGGAGCCGGAAAGTCTATGGTGCTAGTACATCTTGGTACTCAAGCTATAAAAGCTGGAAAAACTGTGGTACACTATACATTAGAACTAGCACCTACCGTAATTGCATCTAGATATGATAGCTGCCTGACGGGTATACCCTTGTCTGAACTGCACTCCTGTAAGGAGGGTATATATGAAACAGTAAAAGACCTCGAGGGTCAATTAATTATTAAAGAATATCCAACAAAATCTGCGTCACCAAATACCATTCGCAACCACCTGGAACGCCTGCTGCAAAGAGACATTAAACCAGATTTAATTATCGTAGACTATGCGGATTTATTACGTCCAGTTGTTGTCAGAAAAGAGAAGAGACACGAGCTTGAAACTATATATGAGGATTTGAGAGGAATCGCGCAAGAGACGGGATGCCCTTGCTACACTGCGTCTCAAACAAATCGTTCGGGACTGAACGCAGAGGTGATCACGATGGAGGCAATATCAGAGGCTTTCAATAAATGCTTTGTTGCTGATTTTATCTTCTCCGTGTCGCGTACAATTCAAGATAAAGAAACAAACAGTGGAAGAATATTTATAGCGAAGAATAGAAACGGTCCTGACGGTATAGTGTATCCCATTTTTATGGATACGGCGACTGTAAAAATAAAGGCGCTGCCATCAGATGGCACAACGGTTGAACAGGCGGTAGCAAGAACTGCGGCAGAACAACAAAAGCAATTGAAGCAAAAATATAAAGAATTTAGGAGGGAGAATAGTGGATAATAAAGACGGTGCATTAGAATATTTTAGTGGCGATAAGCTCGCGTCAAATGTGTTTATGACCAAGTATGCTTTGCGAGATAAGAACGGGGAATCGTTAGAGAAAACCCCCGACGATATGCATGACAGGCTGGCGAAAGAATTTGCCAGAATGGAAAGAAAATTTGGTGGAGCCCGCGAGCTTTCATATGAGCAGATTAGAGAGTCCTTTGACGGATTTAAATATATTGTGCCGCAAGGTTCTGTCATGTTTGGCTGCGGAAATAAACACGTGCATGCCTCTTTGTCAAATTGTGTCGTTGTTGAGAGCCCACAAGATAGTATGTCCTCGATCATCGACGCGGGGCGTGACCTGGCGAATCTTTTTAAGCGCCGCTGCGGAGTGGGTCTGGATATATCCCTTCTACGCCCAGAGAACGCTCCCGTAAATAATTCAGCTGGTACCACTACTGGGGCATGGTCGTTTGCAGACTTCTTTTCGTATGTATGCAGGATGGTGGGGCAAAACGGGCGACGCGGAGCGTTGATGATTACTATGGACGTCCGACACCCAGACATCGAACAATTTGTGATGATGAAACGTGACTTGAAGAAGGTCACTGGCGCGAATGTCTCTGTCAAATTGAGCGACGACTTCATGAACGCTGTTGATAATGATTCAGAGTTCTTGTTGCGTTTTCCGGTCGACGCAAACCCAGATGAAGAAGTAAAATACACGAAGTTGATTCAGGCTCGCGAGCTATGGCAAACAATTGTTGATAGCGCAACGAAAACAGCGGAACCAGGCTTGTTGATGTGGGACAACATAAAGAAAAATTTACCTGCTGATTGCTATGCCGATGTGGGGTTTGAGACTATCTCTACAAACCCCTGTGCGGAGATTCCTTTATCCGCTAATGATAGTTGTAGGCTGATATCGATAAATTTAAAAAACTTTGTAAAAAAGCCGTTCACATCAAAGGCTTATTTTGATTATGAACATTTTACAAAAATAGTATCTATGGCATCCCGCCTTTCTGATGATTTAGTAGAGTTGGAGGGAGAACAACTTTCCAAGATTATTAAATTTGCAGATACCAAGGATGAAAAAAGGTTATGGTCCAAGCTTCGCAAGGCGTGTCTGGATGGAAGGCGCACAGGTTTGGGCACCCATGGACTTGCAGATGCTATAGCTCGGATGCGGATTCGATATGATTCCCCGAAGGGTATTAAAATAATTGATAAAATCTATAACACCTTGAAAGAGGGTGCCTATGAGGAAAGCGTGCGTCTTGCCGAAGAGCGAGGAGCTTTTCCGGTGTTTGATTGGGACAAAGAAAAAAACAATGCTTTCATCAAGCGCCTTCCAGAGCGTTTGCAGAATTTAATTTCTTCCCACGGACGAAGAAATATTTCTATTTTAACAAATGCTCCGACCGGCAGTGTATCGATATTATCTCAAACCAGTTCAGGGCTGGAACCAGTTTTTCGTAACGCATATATACGTCGACGCAAGTTGAGTCACAATGACAAGAACGTTGAAGCAGATTTCGTCGATGACGTAGGGGACCGATGGGTTGAGTATAGCGTGTATCACCACAACGTGAATGAATATTTTAAGATTAGTGGAAACGACTTTGATGGTCCTGAATCTATACCAAAATATTTTGTTGAAAGTGATCAAATTAATTGGAACAAAAGAGTTGACATCCAAGCAACAATCCAACAACATATCGACCACGCAATCAGCTCCACCATCAACCTGCCAAGAGAAACTAAACCGGAAGTTGTGGGCGAGTTATATATGCGTGGCTGGAGGGAGGGGCTAAAAGGGATTACTGTTTATGTTGATGGTAGCCGTTCGGGCGTACTTGTCGCAGATAAAGAAGATTCCTATTCTTTCCCAGAAAATGGCGCACCCCTTCGCCCTGATACCCTGGATTGTGATATACACCACACCACCATCAAAGGAGAAAGGTGGACAGTCCTCGTGGGTCGCCTTGAGAGTAGACCATATGAGGTATTAGGCGGTTTGTCAAACCTTATTGAGATCCCGACACGTCACACCAAAGGTCGCCTAACAAAACATAGTTTTAAAACAAAAACTAATAGATATGACTTGACTTTTGGTGTGGATGATGATACAACTGTAGTAAGAGATATTGTTAGAGTGTTTGATAACCCAAATGAATCAGCATTTACAAGGATGCTTTCCTTGTCCTTGCGCCACGGAGCATGCCCGAGGTTGTTGGTTGAACAGTTGATGAAGGATAAAGATAGCGATATGTTCAGTTTCGCAAGGTGTGTGGCTAGAATTTTAAAGAATTACATCATCGATGGGGAACCGGCGTTCTCTGGGGATAAGGCGTGTGCTGTGTGTAATGCCGAAGATTCGCTCGTCTATCAGGATGGGTGTGTTACCTGTAGCCAATGTGGCTACGCAAAATGTGGTTAAACAATCACAAATTTTATGTTATCTTTCTTAAAGGAGAAAATAATGTCAGAAGAAGTTCATGAAAAAGAAAAACGAATCACTGATTATATCAAATCAATGGTGACAATTGAAGAGTCTATGGAGCCTTACAAAGAGCAAAAACGCGCCCTTAAAGGCAACTATGTTGAGAATGGGTGGCTTTCAAAAGAAGAGATCAGCTTGGCTGTCAAAGCTTACCGAATGGTAAAGGGCGACGTCGACGTCGAACAGCTGATGGATTTTTATGACCACGTTACCAAGACGATAAAATGAATATCATACCTAAAAATAAATACTTACTAATTGAAATGGTGGAAGAGCCAAAGGAGGAAGAGGTGACAATCTTACTTCCTGATGATTACCATGCCAGCTTATCTAAGGAGTATGAGCTGGTTAGGATATTAGCTTCCGCGACTGAAAGCGCAGACTACCTACCTTCATACAAACAGGGGCAGTATGCTCTGGTCGAGGGTCACATGGTTAAAAATGTTCCTGTACTGGGCGAGAATTTTCACCTTGTCCAAGAGAACTATGTGATAGCAGTGGTAGGAGATATTGAGGTTTGACGAAGTTGTCGTCGGAGGTGGGCTGAACGCCCTTGTATATGCCTACTGTAAAGATGCGATACTAATAAGGGCTCCAGAAACGGGTCCACCTCCGTTTGATTTTTTCGAACCTACTTTGGACCTATCTTCGTTCTTGCTTCCTTACGCCACCTATGAATTAAAAACAAACGTAGGTGCTAAAACTGTGGGGATTCCCAAGTTGGACCTTTGGGACAGGCTTTCATATATAATGTCTCTGTCTGGGCACGTGCCCTTTTCCGACAAGGTTAAATCAATTAGGGTTGACTCGGAACAAAAAACGATATCCGTTGCAACTGGTAACACCTCTACTATGCTAAAGTATGGTAAGTTGAGAGTGTTCGGCACTTCCCAACTTTATGGTCTAGAGTCTCATATTTTAAGTGATTATGAAGAAAGGCAATCTGCAAATTTTTTGTCGCCCAAAAAATTCAAGATTTTGGACTGGTACAATGTGAGATCTGGGTGTAAACACAAATTTGATTATTTTTGCACGGATGATGATTTCGTAAAAGAGATTTATTTTTACCCAACAGAGAGAATGGACGGAAAGCACAATCTTAAGGATCTCGTGGCTATATCATATCTCACAAAAGAACAACTGAACGACGTTGAGTATTCAGACACCTATGCTCGGTTCAAAATACTTGCACTGATGAAAGAGAATGGAATTCGCGGCAGTCGTAACGGTCGCGACCAAAAATACCCAGAAAGACACAAATATTATGCCGTGCGTATAGAAGCAACAACCAGGGATGTATTCGAGCCGGAAAAAAACATATTTTCTACAGACCCGGCGGAAAAAGATATAATTTTTGACAACCGCCCGGTAGAAGATATAATAGTTTCCACGCACCCTGAAAAATCTTATACGCACCAACTTCACGAGCGCTTATGTTTCTAGAACAAAAGCCAATCAGCAAAATGTCATTTCATCTGGCTGGGATTGTCCCGGTTGCAGGACAACCGCTGGATTATAAACTTCCGTGGCATGATTGTTTAATGCCAATCGCTCCCGATTATTTGGCAGTGGAGCGCGCGGTGGTTGAGTGTGCATATGCGGGCTGTGAAACGATATGGATTGTCTGTAATGATGATATGCAGCCGTTGATTCGACACAGGCTGGGTGACGTTATATATGATCCAGTGTTTATGGGACGAAAATTTTCTGCTGTGCCTGCTGACGAGCGGAAACCCATCACTATCTATTATGTCCCCATTCATCCCAAAGACCGCGACAAAAGAGATTGCTTGGCCTGGAGTGTGCTTTATGGAGCTTTGAGTGCTTATAGTATCTCCAACTTCATCAGCAAGTGGGTCATCCCAGATAGGTATTACGCAGCCTTTCCATATGGGGTATATGAGCCGGAAATCTTGCGGAAGCATCGAAAAGATATATCTGCTCGTCGAGATTTTTTTCTTTCGTACAAAAATAAAACCGTTCGAGATGGAGAGTATTTGGGATTTACATTTGATGCTGATGGGTTTTTCCGGTACCGAGACACCGTTAGACAGGAGGGCACTGGCGTCCGCGTACCAGGTCAGGCAGGTATGCCCACGGAAAACCTACCCTTAGAAAAAAGATGGTCTGCAAGGCATTTTTCTCTTGACAAAGTTTTCAAATATGCTAAGATAGAAGATGCAGTAAAAATTGAATTGCCGTGGTATAAAAAAATTGATAGTTGGGAAACATTTTGTGTATATGCAGGCTCGAGCGATTCTAAAAAAATATTTAGACCAGCGAAGTGTATTTTGTCATATCAAGAGTGGAATCCTATAGGGGTTGATAATGAGTGAACGTAAAAAATCTGAAATCTCTTTTGTGGGGCTTCATGCCCATAGCGGATTGTCACTGTTTGACGGTTTAGGGTATCCCCAAGAGCATATGGATTTCGCCTATGAGAACGGCTGTAATGCCCTTGCTTTGACTGATCACGGACATATGAATGGGTTACCCTACCAAGTTTTGCACGCAAAACAAATGAAAGCGGATGGGAAGCAGTTTAAGCCCATCTTTGGGGTCGAAGCGTACTTCACGCCCTCAATCGAAGAATGGTGTCAGGCATACGAATCCTCGAAAGAAAATAAAAAGAAAAATAAATCTAGTGGGCTGGTTATAGAGGATGAAAACGCCAGTAAACGCGGTAATTTACAAGATGCGACGAACAATCTCCTTAAAAAAAGGAATCACCTTATCCTGTTGGCACAAGACCAAACAGGATTGAACAACATATTTAAGCTCATATCGGAGAGCTACAAAGGTGAGAATTTTTATCGATACCCTCGGGTTGATTATCAGCTTCTTAATTTATTTAACGCTGGAATTATTGCCACTAGCGCTTGTCTTGGCGGTGTTTATGCTGGTGATTATTGGGATTATAATGGGGATGGTAGTGATGCTGTTTTAGACGCTATGCGCCGCACGACAGAGCGGATGCAGGCGATCTTTGGGGACCGGTGGTATGGAGAGCTTCAGTGGAACAATGTCCCAGAGCAACACATACTCAACAAGCACATTATTCAAATGGCGAAAGAGTATAACGTTAAATTAATTTCTACGGCTGACAGTCATTACCCCAACCCTGATGCTTGGCGCGACCGGGAGCTTTATAGGAGGCTTGGCTGGCTCGGCAAGGGCGGACTACCGGAGTGGATGGGCTCAGAGCTTCCAAAAGGCGTAGAAGAAATCGGTTATGAGCTTTACCCCAAGAACGGCGACCAGATGTGGGAGAGTTATCAGAAGTATTCAGAGCTTTGCGGTGAAGAGTATGATGATGACTTGGTTATGGACTCAATCACAAATACTCATACAATCGCTACGGAGCGCATTGAAAATTTTATGCCCGACGATGTGGTGCGCCTTCCAGATTTTGTTGTACCGGAGGGAAAGACTGCAATACAAACCCTGGTCGAATTCTGTA